TAAATCTGGTAGGTCACCTCTCCGTGTTGAGGGAAATCGTTTCACAACGGTCCCGAAGGATTGTACGAAGAACCGCGGCATTGCCGTGGAACCTAGTATCAATATCTTCTTTCAACTCGGCGCCGGTGGCGTTATACGCCGCCGCTTGAGACGCTTTGGGATTGACCTAGAGCATGGCCAAGATATTCACAGGCGGGTTGCCTGTGAGGCCTCTATCCAGGGGCATCTTGCAACCATTGACCTTTCTTCTGCTAGCGATACCGTAAGTCGTAACCTGGTAAAGTTACTTCTTCCACCAGACTGGTTTGAGTACCTCGATGATCTCCGATCAAAGAAGACTCTATTCCAGGGTAGGTGGTTCCTTTTAGAGAAATTTTCTTCTATGGGGAACGGTTTCACCTTTGAACTAGAAACTTTGATTTTCCTGACCCTTATACTTGCACTTGACCCCGGCCTTAAAGCTGGCAGTAATGTGTTCGTATATGGTGATGATATCATCGTTCCAGTTTCGAAAGCAAAGGACGTGATTGCTATGCTATCATTCTTTGGGATGACGACCAATAAAAGCAAAACTTTTGTTGAAGGTCCTTTCAGAGAAAGTTGCGGTGGTGATTACTTTAATGGAGTGGACGTCCGTCCTTACTTCATGAAGGAATCGCCTAACGAGCCGCAGCAAATGATCGCTTTTGCAAATGGTCTTAGGTCTCTCATGACAAATCCTTATAGGCGTAACGCCTTGATTCGGGCTTGGAAGACCGTCCTTGACGGTATTCCTAACCAAATCAGGTCCCTTAGGGGGCCTTCGGATCTGGGAGACCTTTTGATCCACGATGACGAGAGTCATTGGCAACCAAAAGTGCGTCATAGCATCAGATACTTCAGAGTCTATAAACCTGCAGTGTACCGTAGGGTACCCTGGAAAGTTTTCGACCCTGATGTTATCCTAGCAACAGCCCTTCTTATGGTTCCAAACACCCCCGGGGGTCTCATCCCCCGGGACGGTGTTCTTGGCTATAAGATAGGGTGGGTAGCCTGCTCATGAGAGCAGGCGACTAGTATTTAAC